ATAAATTACCATATACAAGTTTAGTTGATGACAGAGCAAAATTAACATTATAAAGGAGTAAATATGATTGAAAACAAAGAAAAAGTAAAATATATCGAAATGTATCCAAAGGCAAGATGTTTCTGCCCTATTGGTAAAGCATGGTACACCAATAAATTTAGAGTATCAGTATTTCCTAGAGATTGTTATTTCGACTATCTAGATGTAGAGAAATTTATTAAAGAAGAAATTGAAGGAAAAAGCTTAACAATTGAAGGAGCTTGCAAGAAACTATATAACTATTTGAAAAAAGATGTTGAAGATATTCAAGTAGAATCACACGTAAATGACGCAACGCATTTTCCTGTAAAGGTATTAATTGATTAAGGAGGAAGTACTAATAAAAAATCAAACAATTAAGACAATTTCAATGAATGCAATCGTATGTGCAATGTATGTTGCATTATGTGTAGCATTAAATCCAATTAGCTTTGGAGCATTACAATTTAGAGTAGCAACTCTATTGTTACCGTTAGGGTTTCAAGATAAGAGATTTGCAAATGGACTTATTTTAGGAGTAATCTTAGCAAACCTAACAAGTTCACTAGGATTAATTGATGTATTAGTTGGATTTACAATTCAATTTACAATGTATTATTTATTCCCATATTATATTAAGAATAAATGGATTCATGGAATTGCTTATGCAGTATTAAGTGGAACATTAGTAGCATTAGAATTATTATCAGTATTACACATTCCATTCTTATATTCATTTGTAACGGTTGGATTAAGCGGATTGATTTTATACGAAGTAGGAAATGTATTGTGTACAAGATTATTGAAATACATTGATTAAAGGAGTGATAGACACATGGCAAGCAAAAAGTTTATTAATCAAAAGCAATTTGAACAACTATGCCAAATTCAATGTACAAAAGAAGAAATCTGCTCTGTGTTAGATGTATCAGAAAAAACATTGAATAATTGGTGTAAAGATACATACGGAGAAACTTTCTCCCTAGTTTTCGGTAAAAAAAGACAAGGAGGGTGCGCAAGTCTTAGAGCAAAGCAGTGGAAACTAGCTTCTAAAAGCCCTGCTATGGCTATTTTCTTAGGTAAACAATTCTTAGGTCAAACGGATAAGGTAGAAACACATTTTGACGCTTCAGAAGTAAATGCAATTAATAAAGCTATGATTACAGATGTAGCAAAAGAAAGAAGAATTGAAGACTTTGAATAAAAGAAAGGTGGTGGTTTGATGAATAAGCCTGCACCTTTTAATCAAAAGCAGTTGGCTTACCTCAAGAAAACATTTGATTGTTGGTTGAATGTACTTGAGGGAGGTTAGGCAAGCGTGGAGGAAAGAACGTACTGAACACGTACGCATTCTGCGTTGCATTAGAAACACATCCGGATAAATTCCATTTGATAGCAGGAACGGATACATCATCAGCACGTGTAAATATTGGAGATTGTAATGGATATGGTTTGCAGAACTATTTTGCTAATAGATTCAAAGTAGGAAAGTATGAAGGTAAAGACTGCTACTACATCAACACAAAGGTTGGTGAAAAGGTTGTATTCTTTGCCGGTGGTGCTAAAAAAGGCTCAGAGAATGCGATACATGGTTATTCTTATGGAATGGCATATGTAACAGAAGCAAACCTTTGTTGCATTGAGTTTCTACAAGAAGTGATGGATAGAACAATAGCTTCAAGCAATCGAAAGATATTTCATGATTTAAACCCCAAAGGAAAGAATCATTGGTATTATACTGATTTCTTGAAATATCATGAGGAGCAACAGAATAAAGATTCTACATATGGTTACAACTATGGGCATACCACCTTAGTTGATAATTATTCATTAAGTGATGAGCAGATAAGAACGGTCTTAAAATCATACGATAAGAATAGCGTTTATTACAAAAGAGATATAAAAGGACAAAGGGAAGAAGCCGAAGGACTTGTGTTCCCTTATTTTGCTAATGACTGCAAACCTTACCTATTTAAATATCAGAGTCTAAAAGAAAAGATGAAAGAACAAGGAAAAAGGTTCAGTCATTTAATCATAGGTGTTGACTTTGGAGACAATGGGTCAAAGTATTCATGGCATTTAACAGGGTTTACAAATGATTGGGATTATATGTGGGCACTTGATGAAGGAGACATGGCAAAATCTAATTCCATAGACGCAACAAAGTTCTGCAAAGCGTTTGTAAGGTTCTATAAGCGTTGTATTGAATGTTACGGATATGTGGAATGGATATTTCCGGACAGTGCTTCTAATACATTAATTAACACGCTTAGAGCTTATTTCTACGCCGAAGGGCTAGACGGAAGTATAATTGCACCGGTCAAGAAGAATGAGCTAACCGACCGTCCCATAACGGTTGATAGCTTACTTGTTACAGGAAGATTGAAGATAGAAGAACATTGTAAGAACTTAATAAACGCATTGAGCGAATTGGTATGGGATAAAAAAAAAGACATTCCAAAAGATGAGAACGTAAACAATATCAATGACGATTGGGATTCGTTCTGCTATACATTTATAACCCATAGTGGATATATAGATTTAAGGAGGTAAGAAATAGAAACATCTAACACACGTAGACCGTGGTTTCAAAACTACCTTAACGAAAGAGGGTATTTTGTAGATACAAACGCAATTGAAATCATTGAATTGTGTAACAAGTGGTATACGAATACAGAAACAGAATTTCATACGGCATACACATTAAATAACGAGGAATACACGCTAGACAAAACAGACTTTGCAAAGCGCTTGTGTGAGGATGACGCAAACCTAATTGAAATCTTAGATATAAACGCAACAGAGGACAGTGTTACAAATGATATTATTTCAGACATTCTAACAAAGAACAGGTTTGATGTAATGTATAGGAAACAAGTTGAGCAAATGTCTGCAAACGGAACAGTAGGAGCTTATGTAACTGTATCGAATGCCGAAATTTATGAAGATGGTTCATTTAGTGGAGGAGAAATCAGAATCAACTATTGTGATTCAATGAATATCCTCCCATTAACTGTTATCAATGATGAAATTGTGGAAGTTGCTTTCGTTGGGGTAAATTACGAAAAACTAAAAAAAGTATATGTAATGGTCATGTTCTTAAAAGGACAAGACGAAAGATATATTGCAGAAACACATTACTTTAAAGATACAGGCGAAGAAATAAAAGACCGTGCTCAGATTGTTCAATTAGATGTTGTAAAGCCGTTTGCAATTATGAGAAACGCAAAGGTAAACAACTTACAAATGCAAGGTTACGGCTTGCCAAAAATTTGGAGCGCAATTGCTCCACTGAAAACAATTGATTTAACAATGACAATGTGGAATCGTGATTTGTTGAAATCCGATAAAATCGTTCTTGTGAATGAAGCATTAATGCAGAAAGACGAGAATGGAAAGATTAAGATGAATCCACAAATGAAAAAGATATTTGTTCAGTTAGGTAGAGATAAGCTTCCGGAAGAAAAAGCTTTATGGCAAGAATATAATCCAACAGTAAGAACGGCAGAAGTTGTTCAATCACTAGAAACTGCGTTAAGTATCTTATCTATGATGTTTGGATTTGGTACAAAGAAATATACGTTTGAAAGTGGAAGAATCGTAACGGCTACAGAATATATCGGTGAGAATCAAGACGCAATGAAGGAAGTAAATTCACAACGTAAAGAATCTACTGCATATATTCAAGATATTATTCAAGCGATAGCGTACTTCTACGAATTAACACAAGGAAGAAAGCTTAATATCAATTCATTAGACATTGCAATTGATTATGACGATACGTATATCGAGGATAAGCAAAGCACGGCACAAGCGTTAAGGAATGACGCACTAACATTTGATATTCCAAGATTGAAAATCATGTACTTTATGAAGCAATACGGCTTTACTGAAGAAGAAGCTACTGAATTATTAAATGAAGAAATTCAAGATGATGGAGAGGAGGATGAAGAAGAATAGCAACTACATATTTTCCATTCGTCTCAAGAAATGGCGATAGATTAGTGTTATATGACGCTTTCAGAAGATTATTCTCAAGCTATTTCACAAATGGTGTGTTCATAGACGATTCTAGTTCAGACCATTTAAGAGTTGAGAAAGCTCAAGGCTTAACATTAACAATTAAAGCAGGACGAGCAAATATTAATGGAGCGTTCTATTGGCAGAAAGATGACGAAACCATAACATTAGAAAAGAATAGCGCTACTAAAAACTACAATATTATTCTTAGGTTAAATGATAATGACACATATAGAAACATTACCTTAGTAGCAAGTGATATTAACAGTGGAATTACAAGAAGTGATTCTATTTACGATTTGGTATTAGCTACAGTTACGGTAACAGGTAATTCAAATGAAGTTAAAGGTTCAGATATTACAGATACAAGATTAGATTCAACACGTTGTGGAGCAGTTACAAGCGCAATTAAAAGCGTACAATCGTTGGATTTATTTACCCAAGTTACTGAGTTATTCAAAGAAATTAAGGCTCAGAATGAATCTGAAATGAACGCAAATAGAACAGAGTTCAATGATTGGTTTGAAACTGTAAAAGATACGTTAGACGCAAATACGGCAGGAAAACTATCGAACAGAATTTCAAACATTGAAAAGATGATTATGGAGAACCATTTCACTACGATTCTATTAACAGGAAATGGAGAACTAGTAGATGAAAATGGTCATGAGATTTTAGCGGATTGGAAATATAAAGTCAAGGAGGAATAGAGAATGGCAGGAAGACAAGTAACAGAATTAGACACATTGCCTAGCTTCACGGATACAAGTTTATTACCAGTACACAATGGAGCAGGATTAAAAAAAGGAACATTATCGCAATTGGCAAACTATTTAGGAACTAAATTCAGTAATCCAAATTTATTGATTAATCCCGATTTTAAAATAAATCAGAGAGGAAAAGCAGAGTATACAAGTGATGGTACAGTAAGATATACGGTAGATAGATGGAGAAGTTTATCTTTAAATGTAAAGACTGATACAAACGGTATATTACTATCCGCAGACAGTCAGAATGATGATGGCGGATTCATTGCACAGGAATTGGAAAAATCAATTGATTTAGAAACACTATTTACATTGAAAGTTGGTTCAGTAACCGGAAGTATTGTAGTTTCAGTTATGGATAGTGCGTCTAATGGAAACAATTTAAATATTACAACGAGTGGGATTTATTCTATAGGTTTAGCAAACCAAGCTAAAAAAGTAATTATACAAGTTACAAAAGGAAGCTCTTGTAAGATTGAGTGGGCGAAATTAGAACAAGGCTCAATTGCTACTCCTTTTGTTGCTCCAAATCCGGCAGAAGAATTAGTGAAATGTGCGCGATTTTTACAAATGATACCGGAAATATACTTTATTCCGTACGCAAGTACGAGAACGGCGTTTATTAGTGATGGGAGATATTATCAAAGTACAGGTGGTTTATTCCCGGTAGAAATGCGCACGAATCCAACAGTCACGTATAGTAATATACATAAAGCCGATGATGAAGTGATTTCTGAAAAAGTTACAAGTGTTGATTCAAATAAACACGGAATTGGTCTTATCGTTATTTGTAATAATGCAGGATATTATACATTAAGAATGAAAAACATTGTTGCGGACGCAGAAATTTACTAGGAGGAAGCTATGAACGAACATAAAGTATACGTATCCTTACAAGATGGATACATCACATCTATTAATTCAGAAATCTTTTTATCACAAGAAGAAATGTCAACTATGACAGAAATTGACCATGGGAAAGGCGACAAATACGCACATGCACAAAGTCAATATCTAGAAAAAGAATTAGTTGATGAGCACGGTAGATACAATTATAAATTTGCAGAAGGTAAAGTGATTGAGGTTGCAGAAGCAGAAAAGCCAACAATCGAAGAACCAAAAGCAGTACCAACGGAGCAAGAGAAGATTAACGCACAATTAATGCTACAGATTGCACAGTTAAAAGCTCAAATGAATGGGGTGAAGTAGTATGAGTTATGAATTAATCAAATCGTATTATGAATTAGGCTTATTTACAAAGAATGATTTAGAAATCTTTGCTTCTATTGGATGGATTACAGAAACTCAGAGAAAAGAATTAATTAAATAGGCATTAAAAGCGTTTTAAAGGGCATTTAAGCCCTTTTTCTATATGGGGGTATATAAATGTTAAGTGAAGAAGAACAAAGGGAACAAGAACGTGAAAAAAGGCAAGAGCAAAGAAAGAAAGAACGCCTACAAAAGCAGATTGAGAAAAGAAGAAATTTTGAAGAAAGAGAAAGAAAAAGTGTCAAGCGTGCTAGTGTATTTGAATTGGGAATGATGATATTCATTTCAAATAAAATTCGTGAAGTGCTAGAAAAAAGCACCGAAGAAAATGCGAAATTTAATGAGATATTAGCAAAATCACTAGTAGATTTGCGTAAATTCACAAAAAAAGAATCAAAAAGCCTAAAAAAAGATGTAATTAAGGAATCAAAAAAGGATTTTGAAGAAAATAAGCAAGGAACACTTGATTTAATCAAAGAAGCAAGTGGGAAACCTATCAAAAATAAGCTCAAGATAGATTTATATATCAGTCCACAAAACGATACCTCAAAGCGTTGGAAGAAATATATCAAGACAAGTGCTAACACGTATGCAATCGGTAAAGATAAACTACCGGTATTCTTTACAAAGGTAGTTCAAGAAGAAGTTAAGAATGTAGTAGGTGGAAAATGTACAATTGATGATTCTTGTAGAAAAGCTATCTCAAAATTAGCATATAGTGGCGTAAAAATCGTGGAATATGATACAGGTGTTAAAAGAAATGTGGATGTATGGGTAAGGCAACAAATGCAGTACGCAGAAAAAGAATCATCACAAGAAATTAACAATAAATGTGCTAAAGATTTGGGCGTTACTGTATTCGAGTTTGACGCTCACGCAAATGCAAGACCAAGCCATAAGAAGTGGCAAGGCAAGCGATACGACACGCAAGGGAAATTATATCCTAGCTTGTATGAGTTAACGCATGGAGAAGAAAAAGATTATGGATGTAGACACTTTGCTCAACCTGTATGGGATATTGATATGCCTTACGCTTACACAAAAGAGCAGTTAAAGAATATTGATACAAAACCTTTCACATTCCAAGGAAAAAAATATGAAGGATATGAAGCTAGGCAGTATCAAAGAGAACTAGAAAGAAACATTAGAGCATTAAAGAGGGAAGTAATCTTATTGGACAATCAAGGATTAGGAAGTACAGAAGCAAAAATTAAGCTAAAACACGCAAATGCAACGTATAAAGCTTTCAGTTCTGAAATGGGAGACAGAGTTCACAACGATAGGCTTAGAATTGGCTAAAACGCTCACATTGTGAGCTATTATTCAAGCTAAAATATAGTTAGCCAAAACCATACCGGAGAAGATTCGGTTTATAAATAACTTTAGGAGGGCAAATGAAAAACATTATTGAAATTTTAAAAGAATCAAACATTGAATTAACCAAAGAGCAAGAGGACTCAATTACAAAGCTAGTAAATGACAACTATAAGACGATTGCAGAGTTCGACAAGCAAAAAGAAAAGCTATCTTTAGCAGAGAACAACGCAAAGGAAATTCAAACAAAGTTTGATGATTTCAAGAAAAGCTATGATGGAGTTGATGTAGAAGAATTGAAAAATAAAATCAATACATTGACGAATGATATTGACACTCAAAAGACAAACTACGAAGCTCAGATTAGCAAAATGAATCTTGATTCTGTATTAAGCGCAAAAGCTAAAGAATACGGATGTAAAGATTTCGATTTAGCGAAATCACAATTCAACTATGATGATTTACTAAATTCAAAAGACCAAACAAATGACATTGACAAAGCTTTTAAGACAGTAAAAGAAAAAAAACCAATCTTATTTGAGGAAAATCAAAATGAACCTGTTGCCAAAGGAAATATCGTTGGAAACAGTGGGCAAGGAGATAACCCAAACGCCGAAGATTTATTATTACGACAAGTAATGGGTTTAACTACAGAAAAGAAATAAGGAGGATTTAATTAATACCAAATGAAATTGCATTAGCTAAAACGTATGTCTCAAATTTGGATGAGGTATATAAGTTAGCTTCAGTAACAGGTGAGTTAAATGCAGACGCTACAATGGTAAGAGCAGGAGCGAACGCAAAAGAAATCATCTATCCACAAATTTCTGTTAAAGGTTTAGGAAACTATGATAGAAATAGTGGTTATACATCTAACTCAGTGAAATTAGAATGGAAAACTGCTACATTCGACTATGATAGAGGAACTAAAATCTCAGTTGATACACAAGACAATGCAGAATCAATGAATATTGCGTTCGGTAGAGCAGGAGCGGAATTAATGCGTACAAAGGTTGCACCGGAAGCAGACGCTTACACATTCGCTAAGATTGCAGGCACAACAGGAATCACGAAAGTTTCAGAAGATTATGCAAGTGCAGAAGAGTTCTTGAGTGCATTATTAAAAGCAGTTACTAAAATGGATGAGGATGAAGTGCCAAGTGAACAACGTATCTTGTATTCTACTCCTACATTATTGAATAGCGTTAAAGCTTTAGATACTTACAAATCACGTGAAGCTTTACAAGGATTCGCAAAGGTAGTTCCTGTACCTGCTAGTCGTTTCTATACAAAGATTAAATTGTTGAGTGGAGCAGATACAGAAGAAGAAGGTGGATATACTAAAGCAGAGGATGGACACGTTATTAACTTTTTGATTGTTCATAAACCTTCTGTTATGAAATGGGATAAACACACTGTTTCAAATGTGATTCCTGCAAGCAATAACATTGAATCAGATTCAGATGTATTGAAATATCGTAAGTATGGAATCGTTGATGTATACGCAAATAAGGTAGCAGGTATTTACTTATCTGCTAGTGCGAAGTAATGGCTACAGAAATCGGTTGGGGCTATCCTTCTAAAGTTGAAAAACCTAAAACAAAAGAGGAAGCTAAACCTCAAAATGAAAAATAGCTAAAAAGGGGGTTGTAAAATGAACAATATTTTAGATTGGGAATATTACAATTCCCATTTTCCTAAATTTGATGAAAATCAATTCAATCAGTATTCTTACAAAGCCGAAGCAATGGTATTGAAGTACGTGAATGTTGATTCTATTAACGAACAGAACGAAAGCACTCTAAAAGATTGTATCTGTGATGTCTTAAACAATGTAATTTTTCAAGATTCAGTAAATGGTGTATCAAGTATTTCAAACGGTGGATATTCCAAAAGCTTTGTAAACACTACTCATTCAGACAAAAGAAACACGCTTGAGGATATTATAGCCTTTTGGCTAAGCGATACAGAATTAATGAAAGAAAGATGGATTGCATTATGACAGGATTCTTTGAAGATTCAATTACACTTGTAAATCACTACTATGACACATTAACGAGAGAAGATAGGTTTCAAGCTTCTATCCTTAATAAATGTATGTGGAGACAATCAACTGTTAGAACTGCAAACGGTAATATTCTGAGCATAGCCACATCCACAAATATTACTATTCTATATCGTGAAGGATATGTTGAACCTTACGCATATGCAAAGCTTTCAAATGATGAAAAACAAAAGCATTTCACGTTAAATACGGATAAGACAGATTTTGTATTCTTTGGAGAAGTTGAAGAAGATTTATCTAGTATTAAAGCAATAAATGAAGCTAAAAAGAAATACAAATGGACAACGATTCAAAGTGTTACAGATTGTACGAATGTCGATATGTTGAAGCATTGGGAGGTTGTCGGTCAATAGGAATGAAAGTCAAACTTGATGTTGAATCAATTCCCCAAATTAAGCAATCAAGAGGACTTGAAGAACGTGGACGAGTTCAACAAATGATTGATTCTGAAGTCATTAGGCTTATGTCCCCTTATACACCTAGAGACACAGGAGCATTAATCAACTCGGCTACAAGATTAACTCAAATTGGTAGTGGATTAGTAAAGCAAGGTGGGCCAAGTGCTCCATATGCTAGACGGTGGTATTACAATAAAGAGAACGCTCATTTCGTTGGTGGCAAAACAGACCATTGGTTTAAAAAAGCTATGCAAAATGGTGGAGCAGAAGCAATCTTGAAGAAAGCACAACAAATGATAGGAGACGGAGAATGACAGTATCAAAAGCATTGATTCAATGGCTATATGGCTATGGAAATATACAGATAGATGAGCGTATTGAAACGGATGTTTTAGCGCAACAAGCTATTTCTTATGCATTGTATAAAGAACCCAATGCAATTGTAGATACATACATTGACGGCTCTCAAATGCGTACAGAATACTACACGTTTCTAGCACGTAGGAATACACAAATCGAAGCCGAAAGGCAAGACAACAATTCTTTCTTAGAAGAATTAGGAGAATGGATTGATGAAAAGAATTTAAATGGAGAATTACCACAACTAGACGGAAACAAATATTGTGATGATGTTTCCGTTTCAAGTGGTTTATATCTATACACAAATGAGGATAGTCAAGCAGTATATGCATTGACGATTCAAATTAAATACAGAAAGGAGCTTAATTAATAGCAACTCAAGGAACTGAAGTAAATACAGGACAGACAGTCAAGAAGTATATGATTGGATTGTTCTTAGAAATGGGAACAGGTTACAAGCGAATTAAGAAGTCTACAACTTTAGATATTTCGTTTAACAGTGAAACTGAAACGTATGACTTTATCGCAGATAAGAACCCAACAGAATCATTAAAGAGTTATTCACCTCAGATTTCGCAAGATTTAACAATGATTAAAGGCGAAGATGATTTTGAATACATTTACGAACAAATGATGAAATCCGTACCAAACAACGAAGAAGTAAATACAAAAGCTTTACTTGTATTTATGTTTGATGGAGATAAAGCTAAAGGCTATAAAGCGTGGGAAGTTGACGCTAAATTGATTTTCGATACATTAAGCGGTGTCGATTCAAAAATCAACTTCAATATTAACTTTGCAAGCGATATTCGCGTCGGTGTTGCAAAGGTAGCAGATGGAACAGTAACCTTCACAGAAGGCACATCAGAAGCATAAAGAAAGAAGAGGTAAATCATGAATAGAATCACGTATGAAGGGAAACAGTATGAAATCCCACCTAAAACAATTGAAGTATTAAAAGCAGAGGACGCTTGTAACGCATTTCACGCAACGCATGAAGAAGCATATCGAGCAAAATTCGACTATTTAAAAGCAGTATTAACAGATGAACAAATTGAAAGCATGTTAGGAAGTGCAGACTTTGAACAAGTTGATTTGATGGAAGTATTGTATATTGTCAATTTGATTGATGATGAATATTCAAAGAAAACGGATGAACAGTTAGAAAAGAAATTAAAAACAACATTCGGAACAAATGGAATGAAGCAATTTCTTGACGCAAGCAAAACTGTTTCTAGCATTTCGGCGAAGAAATGATTGATTTACGCATAAAAGGCTTGCCAAATAGCATACAATCGCTAGATGGCGAGCCTATTTTATTAAATACAGACTTTCGATTATGGATAAGATTCTATGAAGAATTAGAGCGATTCAACAATCATGTTGTTGATGAAGTAGATTGTTCTTATTTATTTGTAGATGAACCACCTATCATAGATAAGCATATTTTAAAAGAGTTAGAGCAATTCCTATACAACCCTTCTAGTACACCTAGAAGTGATTCTACAGGCGTTAAGACATTAGATTATGTACAAGATGGGGAATATATTTATTCGGCATTTATGCAACTTTACGGCATTGATTTAACGGAATGTGATATGCATTGGCATAAGTTCTTAGCTTTAGCAAATAATATCGTTGGTGATTCAACTTTATGGGGATACGCTAAGAGTGTTAGAGGATATGAAAAACCTTCAAAGAATGATACACAAGATAAAGCATATCAAAGAGCAAAAGAAGCGTGGTCTTTCCCAATCGAGTTAACAATAGAGGAACAAGAAATGAAAGATGAATTCGATTCATATTTTGATGTTTAGAAAAGGAGGTGGCAAATTGAATATCAGACGGAACATTAAAGTTTGATACAAAGATTGATACAAGTGGTCTAGAGAATGGAATGAAATCCGTTCATGAAGTCACAAGTGGAGCTACAAATGCTATCAAAGAAACTTCAAAAGCGATTGATAAGTTAGGTTCTGATGGTTCAAAAGCACCACCAAAGATTACAGATGAATTAAGAAAGCTAAATAATGAGCAAAAGAATACACAAACAGAAACGCAAGAAACAGGTTCTAAATTTGATGTATTTAAACAAGTAGGAAACAGTGCCTTAGATTCAATTCAAGGTGGATTTGATGGACTATTAGGAAAGATTCAGAATATTAGTCCTGAAGCTACTGCAATCACTGAAGCCTTAACAGAATTAGGCGTTGGAGGTGTCGTTGGTGTCACTGCCGTAGCAGGAGCAGTCGGTGGTATGGCATTAGCAATTAAGACAGGTGTCAATCAAGCTACAGAATTAGATGACGCTATGGCTAAATTCCAAGCTCAGACAGGTGCTTCAAGTAATGAAATGAGCAAATTTAAAAACATTGCTCGTGATGTTTGGTCAAACAATTTTGGTGAAGATGTTTCAGATATTGCCGATATGATGGGCCGTGTCAAACAACAAATGCAAGGAATAAGTGATGTCGATTTAAAGGATGTTACAGAAGACTTGATTACATTAAGAGACGTTTACGGCATGGATGAAAATGAGACTCTTAGAGGTGCAAAGCAATTAATGGAACAGTTCGGAATTAGTTCTAAAGAAGCTTTTGACCTTATGGCAAAAGGGGCTCAGAATGGTTTGAATTATTCCGGTGAATTAGGAGACAATATCGCAGAATACGCAGGTAAATTCAAGCAAGCAGGATATTCGGTAGAAGAATATTTCCAAACTATGACAAATGGTGTAAAAGGTGGCTCTTATAACCTTGATAAAATGCAAGACGCAGTAAATGAAATTACTACACGAATGTCAGATGGAACTATTGAAAAAGCGTTAGATAGTTTTAACGATAAGACAAAAGAAGTTTTTCAGGCATATAAAGAAGGCGGTGCAACACAAAAAGATGTACAAGACGCAATTGTCCAAGATATTAAGGAAACAACAAATCAACAAGAAGCATTAAATAAAGCAAGCATTGCATTCGGCACCATGGGAGAAGATTTCAACCTTAAGTTTATTACATCTTTATCATCTGTAGGTGATGAATATAACAATGTAGCCGGAACAATGGATAAGGTTAAAGCTATTGCAAATGGTGGCTTAAAGAACGCTTTAAGTGGATTAGGACGTACATTTCTTGATTCATTTACACCAATAGGCGAACTTATTACTCCTATTCTTGCCGGTATCATTGGATTGATTACAGTAGCAATTCAAGGTATTCAACAAGGGTTTGCAAAAGTTGGTGATGTAATTTCAAGTGTATTAAATAAGATTGATACAAGTGGAATTACAGAATTGACAAATCAAGTTTCTGAAGTGTTAGCTCCTGCGTTTGATGAGGTCAGAAAAGCGATTGACGAAATGAAAGTTGCACTTGAACCTATCGCAAAAGAAATTTTAGGCAAGATAGGCAGTGCAATTCAAAATGTTGTTAATCAAACTCAAAAAATTCTTAGCGTTGTAGGCCCACCGATTCTAGCAACCATTAAAAAGATTATTCAAACAGTTATCGGAATGATTCCTGTAATAACATCTATTCTTCAAGTAGTTGGAAGTGTGGTAAGTGGAATCATTTCATTCATAAATATGGTTGTAACGTATGTTGGGACTGCGATTGCGACAATACTAGGATTTATCATGCCTATTGTTCAAATTGTAGCTACAATTGTAGCGAATATTTGGTCTGTAATATTAACGGTTGCTCAGAATATTTGGAGCAAGGTTAGCGAAGTAGTTACTGCGATTGTTGGATTTGTCAACAATGTGTTTAAGACTGTTTCAGATGTAGTAGGCAAAATTTGGAGTAAGATTCAAGATTCTATGAACAAGATAAGAGATAAGGTTCAAGGTGTTGTCGACAATATTAATAAATATTTCAATGATGTCAAGGATACCGTTTCGGATGTTTTCAATGGCATTTGGTCTAAAGTTAAAGATATCATGGGCAAGGTAGGAGAAAAAATTTCAAACGTCTTACAAGGAATACAGAATTCATGGAATGGTTTGACAGGGTTTGTAAGTGGCGTATTTAGTGGAATTGAAGGAGCGGTACAATCATTAGTCGGAAGCGTAAAGGGATTCGTAAATGGTGTTATTGGCGGTATTAACGGTGCAATCGGTATCATCAACAAGATTCCCGGAGTGCATATTGGAAGGATTCCAAAATTAGAGCGTGGTGGTGTATTGAAGCGCGGTCAAGTTGGTTTACTTGAAGGTAATGGAGCAGAAGCAGTTGTACCTTTAGAAAGAAACAAAGCGTGGATTCGTGCCGTAGCTAAAGATATGGCTCAAATCATGCCAAGCGTTACAACGAATAACAACGGACAAACAATTAACTTCTATAATAAAGCTCAAAGTCCGGATGAAATCGCTAGAATGTTGCGAATGCAAGCAAGATATGGATATGGAGGTGTAGTTCAATAGATTTGAATAAAGTTAGAATCATTGTCCGTAGGGATGATGGCAAAGAATTTGAAATCGACAATAAAAGATGGAGAATACCATCTAGTGATGGTTTAGATGGATTTGATTATGTAGCACCTTCATACACTACACAAGACAATGCATTTGGTAATGGTGCTAGATTAATCGGCTCACGTATTCCCACAAAAGAAAGAAGCGTGAAAGCTACCTTTAAAGGTTCTTTAGAAGAAAAAAGAGAAGAAAGGGAGAAGCTACGGCGCTTCTTCCAATATTCTCATGTATTTGACATTATAGTTGAGTACATGGGAGAAAAGAAATATTGTAGAGGTAGACTATATGCGTATAGCTTGCCTACCGTTAATATCTACAAAGATTTAGAGCTTAATTTTACAATTCTATGTACGCAACCTTTATTGCTTTCATTTGATGATTTCGCAAGAAATATTGCAGAAATTGGCGAAGGTTTAGCGTTCAATTTTGAAATACCGGAAACAGGCGTAAACTTTGGAACGTTTACATTCGCTAGAGAAATCTACATTGATAATCAAGGTGATACAGAAACATACTGTAGAGCCGTTATTGAAGCGTTTGGAGAGGTTACAAATCCGAAACTGTTCAACAAAGATAAATATATTCGTGTATTAGATACGCTACACAATGGTGATGTATTAGAAATTGATTTAGTTTCTGAGCCTATATCAATTAGAAAGAATGGTGTGAATTGTATTGGCAAAGTTGACAGAACCTCATCATTCAATGATATGACGATTCAGTTAGGTGAGAATATCATAGGATATACGGCAGATAATGGAGATACGAACCTAGCTTGTACGGTTTACTACAATGAGAGGTATTTAGGTTTATAGTATGTCTTACTTTGGATTAGATAAAGATTTCAATATCGTCACGCACTTAGCACCTTATAACGTGCAGTGGAATAGGCGATATTATGAAACAGGAGATTTTGAGATTTATATTGATATAGGGCAGTACTCAAGCGATATCAAATACATTTATTCAACAGATGATAAAGAGTTAGGAATTGTAGAAATACCACATTATTCGGTTTCAAACAACACGAAACAAATGTTGCTAAAAGGTTCTTTCTTTGAAAAGATTCTAGCAGATGATTGTATTTATCCTACATTCTCAAGCAGTGGAAAGATTGTTGACGTGGTCAGAAAGCTATTAGATAAGTATTGCTCATGGGAAATGGGATATAGATATGATGAATCCATTACCGATAGAGTAGACTTCCAAGAAACAGGATCGAACCTTGACGAGAAGCTTTATGAGTTGTTATATCCGTTAGAATTGTCTTTCCGTATAGAATATGACTATGTATCAAGTACGTTCACATTTGTATTGTATCGAGGTCGTGATTTAACACAAAACAATACATATGGAAACAACTTTGTTACATTCTCTACAGAGTTCGGAAACATTGAAGAACCGGATGTAATGATTGACTCAAGTAAATACAAGAACTATGCAATCGTTTGCGGTGAAGGACAGTCAGAAGAGCGTATATACGTTGAATATGACGCTAGAATAGATAAGAATGAGCGAATCAAGAAATTGTTCGTAGACGCACGTTCTGAGCGCATGGGGGACGATATTACACTTGATGAATATAAGAAGATATTGATTCAAAAAGGGATTGAAAAACTAGCAGATTGTCAAATTGAAGAGAATGTCAATTTTGGATTGAATACGGATTCATACGAATACAAAGTTGATTTCGATTTAGGCGATAAGGTGGATGTCATAGTAGCAGATATTGGACTAGTAATGACTGCAAGAATTAGAAATATATTTGAGGTAATTAAGAGTGGATATAGAACCCTAGAATTAGAGGTTGATAATTTAAAAATCATGTAAAGGAGTGAATTTAATGAAAAAGAAAGATGATGGAGGATTTAAGCAAATAGCAAGAAGTATGTATTTTCTAGACAAAATGAATGCAATAGGTGGTGTAGCCGTTGCCGTATTAACATACGTATTAGGTGAGCATTGGTATTTATTTGCATTCTTCTTATTTATGAATGTAGTGGATTATATTACGGGATGTATGAAATCGGCTATCGCTCACAAGCTAAACAGTAATAAAGGATGGATTGGGGTACTGAAAAAGCTAGGATATTGGATTATGATTGTGGTTGCGTTCGCATTCAGTGTATTCTTGGTGGAAATTGGCGAAATGTTGGGAATTGATTTCCGCGTAACTACATTATTAGGTTGGTTTGTGCTAGCTTCTCTATGTATTAATGAGGTGCGTAGTATTATTGAGAACCTTGTACAATGTGGATATAGCGTCCCTAGCGTGTTAACTAAAGGATTAGAAGTAGCAGATAAACTCATTAACGAAGAACAAGACAATGACGACTCAAGTACCCTGGAATAAGATTATTCTTGAAGAATTCATTAACTTAGCATTATTAACTAAGGATGAAGAAATGATTCTAAGAACTAGAATATATGGATGGACAGTAAGAGAACAAGCCGATAGATTGGATATGAGTGTTTCTAGCGTGAATAGAATCATTAAACGAATCAAGAATAAGTATGATGATGTAGAAAAATATAGCGCAATTCTACCACCTAGAAAAACCAGTAAAAAAGAAACAAATCTAGATGATGATTAAGAGGTTGAAAAGCCTCTTTTTTTTGACATTTATATGATATTAATACGGAAACAAATTGAGATTGACCCTGAATATAATTAGGGGTGTAAAGAGGTGATAGAAATGTATAATCCAATCAATGACAGAATTAACAATTTAATGAATCAAAAGCAGATGATTGAATCACAATTACAAAACATTCAACAATTAGCTAACATTCCACCTATTAATATTAACAATCAAATCACGCCTAATATGGCATTGAATGATTTCAATGGAAAATGGGTCAACAATGAGCAAGAAGCAAGAAATATGATGGTGAATGGTTTGCCTAGTATTATGCTAGATAGAAATGATTCAGTATTCTATATGAAGTCATTAGACGGCAGTTTCAAAAAATACAGATTCCAAGAAGAAACAGAGCCAAAGAAAGACAATATAGAACAACGCTTAGACAAGCTAGAAGCTATGATATTAGGCTTAACAAACGGAAATAATATAAATACAATGGCAGAGAAAGAAACACATAGAAAGGAGCTTAAAGCGTGAATCCTTTAATGAATATGATGAACCCTCAACAGATGTTATTGGGTATGTTACAACAAAGAAATCCACAAGCATTTAATCAAGTACAACAATTAATGCGAAGTGGACAGAATCCCCAAGTATTGCTTAACAATATGATGGGGCAACTAACGCCACAACAGAAACAACAGTTTGAAAATGTGGCTTATCAGTATGGGCTAAAACGCTAATTGCGTTGAAAGGAGGAAATATAAATGGAAAGCATGAATGGTATTCAACCAATGTACGATTTAGCAGACAGAAACAACAATGAATGGGGTAGTGGAAATTGGATTTGGATTATCCTTTTATTCTTCCTGTTTGGTGGAAATTGGGGTAACAATGGCAACCTACAGAATGACGCATTAATGAATCAAGAATTCATTAAACGTGATTTATTCAACACAAATCAGAATGTATCTAGCCAAGGTTACCAAAATTCAAGAGATATCTTAGAAAGCCGATACACTACACAATTAGGTTTACAGAATCTAGGTCAACAGAGCCAAGAGTGTTGTTGTACAACACAAAGAGCGATTGATGGTGTAAACGCGCAAAGCTTTAAGAATACGTGCGATATTACAACTGCAATTCACTCGGAAGCCGAAGCAACAAGAGCATTAATTAATGCTAACACAATGCAAGAGTTGCGTGATAAATTAGCGGATAGAGATCGAGAGCTATTGACTACTAATTTCCAATTGAGTCAACAAGCGCAATCTGCGAATATCATTAATACATTGCAACCAACGCCAAAACCTGCATATCTTACTTGTTCACCTTATTACGCATACAATATGACAGGTTGCGGATGCAATCAAATCTAGCTCGAAAGAGATTAGGCAATAGCCTTTGGATTATAGGGTAGTCGAAAGGCTACCCGTTTATTTTATATAGGAGGAAAAGAAAATGATTAATAGTATAGCAACGGCAATTCAGACTGTATCAAATGGACAAAATGTATTATTTCCAACAGATAGAGTAAGAACAAAATCTTGTCAATGTGCTTGTAAAGGTTGGCTTGCTCATGATGTAGGTAGTGGACTATTTACATTGACAAAACAAGGAATTTATGAAGTAGAATATACGGCAGATATTACAAGTGAAACAGTAGGAGTTGCTTCTTTAGAATTGGAACAGAACGGAGAAGCAGTAGGAGGAACAGAATCTTCATATAATGTAGCTACTGTGAGTGCATATGGAAATGTAAGTGGAGTTACATTGATTCAAGTACCTTGTGGAGCTTCTTACACCATCACATTGGTAAATAATAGTGGCTTAGATTTATCTGTTCAGAATGCGAATATCATCATTAAGAAATTAGCGTAGGTGTATCATGCAAGAGGTTAGAAAAAGGAATCTAGACCTCTTAACGGAAGCTATGAGAGGACTAGAAAAAGGATACAATGATTTAGATTTTAGAGTTATGAGCCAAGCTTTAGACAATATCAAAGACATTGATACAATACTAGCTATGAGTGATGGAAGAACGGCTATAAATTCATTAAAAACAAATGATACAGATATTGAAGGAACGGAAATTGATGACAATATCGCATTAATGAATAATCATTTCAGAAAATATATAGAAGCTAAAAAAGAATATCGAAAAGATAACAATGAAATTGATAAGCGGACTTCTATTCGTGAATTAGAAGCTTTTCTTAGTGCTATGTATGGAATTTTGGAAGAAATGAAAACGTCTAGCGATTTTCAAGAAGAAAGAGAAATGGTAAGAGATAAATTAAGAGAAATGTTCTCAGTATATCAGTGATAAAAAACCTCTTTTATGTGCTATAATTGGTACATAAAGGAGGATTTTTAATAAATTATATTGTCTGATTCAGATAAAGAAAAGTTAGTCGAAACTAGAAATGAAATTCAAGATTTCTTAGTTAAAAAATTAGGAGGTATAATTCATGGAAGAAAAAGAAGTGAAATTTGAAGAATTATCAAAAGAAGCTCAATCAGAGTTGAGTAACGGGAAAGAAGAAGGTGAAGATGAATATCATACTCAAGCTTAACAAATAAATATATTCCTGCTAGTGCAGATAACTATATGCGAGGACGTGGTGGATATAAAGTATGTAAAATTACACCACACCACATGGCGTGTCAGTGGAGTGCCGAAAGATGTGCTCAATCATTCCAAGTAAGTGGAAGAATGGCTAGTGCAAACTATTGTATCGGGTCAGATGGAACGATTGTTTCGAATGTTGATGAAGAAAATAGAGCGTGGACATCATCAAATTATTATAATGATTGCCAAGCTATTACGATTGAAGTTGCAAATGAAACGTGTGCGCCTAATTGGACTATCTCGACTAAAGCATGGAATGCATTGGTAAATTTATGTGTCGATATTTGTAAGAGATACGGATTTAGATTAAATTACACAGGAAACGCAAATGGAAGTTTGACAGAGCATAGAATGTTTGCAAGTACAAGTTGCCCAGGTCCTTTCCTACACGATAGAATGCCTCAATTAGCACAAGAAGTAAATGCTAGATTAGATGGTCAGACTGTAGCACCAAGCGCTCCTAGCACTCCAAGCGCTCCAAGTGGTGAAAAGTATTCAGTCGGTACACCTATCTGCACAAATACATTAAGCGTTAACTGCTACGGAACTTCTAAAATCTTAAAAGGGGATTGGAGCGGTTCGATCGGTAGAGTAATTAAAGGTGCTAAATATCCATATCGTATTGATCGTAATGGGGTAGCGATTGGATGGACAAATGATGTGGGTATTGATACAGACCCTCATACACCAGTTGGAACAACACAGTCTAGCTCAGAATCTATCGACCAAATCTTGCATGAAGGAAGCTATGTTACATCTGTACATATGAAAATCGGCAATCAAGGCTTAAAGAAGATTGGTGATGATTTATGCTGCTACTTATCTCAATTAGGCGGTTGGTTTCCAATTCGTATGGTAGACAAAGTGCCAAATTCAGATGGATATAATGACAATGTATTGCACACCACAAATGCAGTTGTCTATGTAACTAGAATAAGAGTTGATGCGGTCAATGTTCAAAAGAATATTGTTAAAATTGGCGGTATTTGGGTTGACCCAACACCATTAACAGAAATTGCGTAAAGTATAAAAATAACACATATAAGTGTCAAAATTGTACAAAATGTGCAAAAATTACAATTAAATATCAATAAAAGTGTCATAATTTAAAAAAATGACACAAAACCTTCAACTATTTTTTGTATATTTTAGCCTATGATTAAGTTCATAGGCTCAGACTGTTGACAAAGTGACTGTCGACAGTCTTTTTAAAATCTGATAGAATATCTGTGGCAGAAACGTACTTCATAAACCCAAAAAT